CAGCTTTTACTTGTTTAGTATTAGCCATTGAACGTGCTAAAGCTTTTGTGTATCTCGCAGATAAAGTATCGTAAAGGTTATCCTCTACAGCTTCTTCTGTTAGTGAGAAACCTAAAGCTATGGTTTCGTGATTGTATCTAGCTGTGAACGCTTCTTGAGCATTGTCATAGGCGATGGCTGAACCTTCGTCTTTAACAGGTGCTTGTCCAAAACCAGATAGTTTTGTTTCTTCTTCAAAACTACGTTCTGATGTCTCAGATTCGTAGATTTCTGCGTGCTCTTCTCCATAACGACTGTATTCCATTCCGAATAAAGCATTAAGGCCTGGGAGCAACTCTTTTAATAACTGAGCTCTTGAAATTGCCATTGTTTATTCTCCTTTATATACCTGTTGCGTTAGTGTAAGAATGCTGAGCAATATTGAACTTCACTAACACATCAGTAAACGCATCGCCTACTGAAGAATTTGGTGAGTCAACAAAATCAACAATTCTGAAAGCCTGTGTAGTAGTCGCTACTGTCGCATCTAGTGCTGAAGTAGAGTTACCTGTCACAGTTGAACCAGTTGATGTAGATTGTACTGCAGCTAATGGAGCGTTTGCACCAAGACCAGCTTGGGCTATTGACGCATCAGCTTGTACTTGAAATACTACATCAGGGTCATCGACAACATAACCGACAGCATCAGATGCTACTGTATCTGCTGGCCAATATTGAGCGAAAACCTTTTGTTTTGAGTTTGGGTCTGTATACGAACATCCAACGAATACGCCTACTGTTCCTGCAGGGAAAACTGAAGAGTTAGAACCAACTGTGGTTACTATCTCAAGTGTTCCTGCTGTAACGATAGATACAACGCTTCCGTTGAAGATGTTTGTGTCATACCCAGACGCTATTTTAATTTGACGAGTAGAACCAGCATAAGGCTGTCCACCAATCAAATTTACGGGCTTAAGACCGTAAGGTGCGGCTGTTGATGCCATAATATAATCTCCTTAAAAATTATCTTTTGCCTTTAGTCACAGTAGATTTTTTATCAGAAAATAACGGCATTCTAGGGTCGTTCTGTCTCATTAGGTTGTTATCTACAGCCTGTTCTTGAGCTCTGGCTTTATCCCTGTAGTATTCATTTCTCTGGTCTACCATTTCCTGTGGCATTTTACATAATAGCAGTCCACCTACTTCAATACCGTCTTTGAATCTTGAGTTAGGGTCTGCTGGTAAATTTACTTCTGGGTGGTCTGAATGTTTCACAGGCTCCCAGCCTTCACGCATACGGGAAGATACATTTAGATTATCAGCTTCATTCACCAATGATACTCGAACCCAACGATACGCCCAGCCAGCTTCATGCTTGATTTCTGGTAATGTTGAACGAGGTTTCCACTGTTTATTTCGAACTTCAGTCTCTTCACGAGTTACTGCTTCTCTACTTGTGCGATTGTTAACTTTCTTATCCATTTGTACTCTCCGTTTTAATTAATTCACGTGCATATTGCTCTGGTGTTAGCTTGAATTTCTTTGCTAAAGCTAACTGTGTTTTAGTCAATCTAACCTTTTTAGGGCCAGTAGACCTTGTTGCTGGAGCAACTACAGTTGAAGGTTTGCGTTGGGCAGGTTTTGCCTCTTCCAACGTATCAGTGCCCCCAAAATTTTCTGGGAAGCGTTTTTGCATAGTACTATCAATACTACGATAATATTCGTCAGACGATGGGTTTACCCCATTTCTAACTAATTTTTCATGCAGTCCTAATGCCAATGAAGTCATCTCTTCGTCCTGTCCAAACCATTTGTTCTTTTCTTGCCAAGCAAGAGCTCTCGCATCTGGTTGTGGAGCTGTTGGTCTAACTGTATCTTGCTCTGAAGATACCGCATTTTCTAAAGTTTGTAAAGTCTCTTTAGTAAATTGAGGTTTTCTATCTTGAGCTTGTCCTAGTTTATATTGAGCCTCGTTCATTTTAGTTTGAGCTGCTACTAACTTTTCACCATCACCCGCATCATAAGCTTCTCTGTACTCTCTTTGAGCAAAAGCTAAATCGGCTGTATATTTCTCTTGAAGAGTCTTAATATAATCTTCTTCTCCTGATGAAAGGGTTTCTTTAAGCTTTTGATTTTCCTGCACAGAAAACGCAGCTACTCTTTCAGCTTCTTGTCTTTGTCTTTCAGAAGCTTCTTTAGCACGTCTTTCATCATGCCAAGCTTTCTTAAGTTGAGCCATCCTGTTTTTTACTCTATCTGAATATTCATCTAAAGTATCAGCTTCAAGCTCTTCTTTAATATTCTCAGGTAAAGGGTCTCTGTTTCTGTCAGCTTTAGGAGTATCATCTTCTACTTCTATATCAAAATCTAACTCTAACTGCTCAGGTTTAGCTTCTTTTTTAGGAGCTTTCTCAGCAACTTCAACATCACCTGTCTTCTCCTCAGAAGCAACTTTCTCAGATTCACTAGCCTTTACCTCAACTTCTTCTCCTTCCATCTCTAACTCTTCAGGAATTTCATTGATTATTTCTGCCATCTTTGCTCTCCATGTTATGCACGTTCGTAGCCACGTGGGTCATCCACTACAGCTTCTACTGTGTCGTCATTAATAATGCGAAACTCATTACCAAAAATTTTGATTCGAGTTCCAGAATATGCCCTAGTTATAACGAAGTCTCCTTCTTTACACCAAGGACCTGTTGGGAAACGGTCTTCATCTTTATAAGCTGTGTCTCCTAATTTCATCACAAATAAAACAACTGTTGAATGTTCTTCAATATCCTTTGCTTTATCTGATTTAAGTATCCCACCTTTGTATGAGTCTTCTACTTGAGGAACTGCACATAATATGCGGTAGCCTTTAACATCAGGTAATTGTGCGGGTTTACTTTCTTCAACATCTGTTTGTGGTGGACTTATTGGTGCACCTGATGCTGATACTATTTCTTTAACTGGCGTTTGTATTTCACTCATCATCTTCCTCCATATTTCTCATCATAGAAGCAATAAGACCTTGAGTTATTTGAAAGCCTCTAACAATGCCACATGCGTGCATGTATTGAGCGTGTTCTTCTGCTCTTCCCATTGCTAAATCTTCTGTTATGCGTTGCTCTTCCTCACCTATCTGTTGGGCGAGGACTTTTAACGTTTCGTCCATCTCTCTCTCCTGTTTTTAAGTTTGCGTATTATTACGTTCCTGCTTTTTCATTACGGCTTCAGCACCTAACTTAGTACCTTCCATAAATTCTTTTGCATCCAACTCTTTTTGTTGGCTGACTGCATCGGCACCAAGTTTGGCACCAGCGATTCTTTCTTGTGACTCCATTTTTGCTTTCTCTAATTGAAGTCTTGCTGCATCTATAGCAGAGTCATCTGTCATTTTCTTAGCTTTTGCTTGAGCTTCCATTTGTTTAATTTGAAGCTCTTGTTGTTGCATCTGTATTAGTGGGTCTTGCTGTTGTTGTTGCTGCTGTTGCTGTTGAGCGTCAGTCATATTTTTCTGTAATAACTGCTCACTTGCTTTAGCTACAAGTCTAGATAATTCAACTTCCACATCCTCTGGTAATGCTTCTTCTGGTGGAGGTAGTGGTGCTCCAAGTTCTTCTTCAAGTTTCTGTCTATATGCAAACGCAATATGTTCTGCGATATGTGCTTCCATAGCGGAATAAATTTTTGTAGCGTTTGGACTCTGTCCTATCATCTCACCAACGATAGGGTCTTTTATAAATGACATATGAGTTTTGATATGAGCTTCTGAATCTTGATAAATAAATGCTTTCACAGGTTTACTGTTTATAATATTCATGTTCTCTGTAACAGGATTCATAGGTTTCATATTGTCTTTCTGTGGTATTAGTTTTTCTGCGTTCTTAACACCTAGTACATCTAACATCTGACGGTTAAGCTCTACCATATCGTATATATCTGGGTTCTGTTGTGCTAACTGCATAACCGCTTGGTACTGAACTACTTTTTGTGACATAGTTGCAGCGTTAGGGTCACTTACAGGTATAACTTCTACCTTATCGTAATCACTTTGTTTAGCTTCTCTTGAACCTGTCTCAGGAGTATATGCGTAATCCTCTGGAGTAAAATCTCTAATAATACCTTTGAGTAATCTTAGTTCTTGTCGCATTGAATAATGAATACGAGCTTGAACTGCAGACATAACTTTTAGTGTTCTTTCTAAGATAGCAAGAGTTGTTCCTACAGGAGAATTAGCTGACATATCAGAAACTTTTAAATCAGCTGCACTAGCAAATCTTCTACCCTCATCAATAATTTGATTCATTAGTTGATTAAGAACTTGACTTGGTTCTTTATAAGGGAGTGGTAATATATTATCTCTAATACTACCTGATGGTACATCTACATCT